CAAGGATAAAACCTTGTCTGGGAGTTCTATCTTTCGGTAGAAACCCTTCTAGCTCAAGACCTCAGGGCTGATATTTCCACGGCTAACGCCGCCGATTTATCAAACAAATTGAATCCTTTGCACTGCTGTGGATGAATCCAGAGCGTACGGTATAGCATACCATCCCGGTTATAACTGGCGTAAGGCTACTAAAAGCCCTTAGCTAGTTTTACCCTATGACGGTGATTAGCGCGTGCTCACTTTAAGGCCATGAGATTTTATCTCACTCGCTGGCGGTGAGCATTCGTGTCACCTGAGGGCAGACTGACTGAACTGTTCGGCTATTTCGTACGGTTGGTCGCGAAAGCGACGTGTCGTTTGAAATAACACACGTGGACCATATTGGTGCTCAGTAGGATGTTTGTGTCCTTAAGAGCTTTATGAACGATAAGTTCACCTTTGGCACCCTCTAACGAGGTTTCCCAATTGAAACAAACAAAAATTTCTGCCATGATATGACATACTTTTTCTGCTCGTTTAAAGCAAGGCGTCTGGATTACTCGGAAAGATTTTCCGATGTGATTCAGGCTCCTTGTCTGGGCTTTAAAGTTAGAGTCTGACAGGCATCCTTTGTATAAACTTTTTAAGAGGTTTATACATATGTACGAATCTCAAGGAAAGGGTAGGCGAAACATGCGTTTCGTTTATACTTACCTAAAAGAGGCGTACACAATCACTCTCGGTGTCGTCGCTGGCCATACTTACGCTCCTAAGATCGGTGTCAGAGTAGGAAAATCAGGTTTACCCTTGATTCTCCCACTAGACTGCCGTCGTTGGATCTTAAGTGGTTCGCGTCGACACATCACTGCCATATTAACTATCTTAGCGTTGCACAGAATCGTTCCCTGGTGACCTCCTGTCGATATATCTACGGTTGTAGATGCATTTTCAGGGATTACTAGGACTCTTGATCACGACTTAATTGCCGTGGCCAAGAAAAGATTGTGTAGCGTAGCAGGGTTCAAACCTGGGTATCTTTTAAGGATACCCAAGGTGAGACCCTTAGAGCTCAGATCTGCATCCCCCAATTGGACACCTAGTATAGATGGCGTTGTCATCGATGCTTTTGCATTCTTTGACAATCCTCTATACTTCTTTACATGGGCCCGATGATGCTTACTAATTGGTTCTTATTGACCAATTATTTCGCTTCTATCGGTACTATGCATAGGTTGACCGATTTACATCTGGTATAAGTTTCAACCAGGTGTGAGTCGGAGGCATCTAGGACGCCTAACAGCAGTTTACAATGTTGCGGGTAAATCTCGCATCATTGGTATAACCAACTATTGGGTCCAGATTGTGTTGTTTCCATTGCATCGTTCGATATTCTCTTTGTTAGAGAGAATCCCGCATGATGGTACGTTCGATCAGCTGGCTCCTCTTGCCCACTTAAAACATGGGCAGGAGTACAGATCTTATGATCTGTCAGCTGCTACCGATCGTATACCTTTAGATGTTCAGATCCAAGCACTTTCAGCTTGGACCTCTCCATCTATTGGTAGTCAATGGGGTCGCGTTATCTCTTCAATACCTTTTTGGTCTCCTGACGGATACATTAAGTATTCCGTCGGGCAGCCAATGGGTGCTTACAGCTCTTGAGCAATGCTCGCTTTAGTTCATCATATGATCGTGCAGGCCGCCTCTTCAGACGGTCCGAATCGTGATTATGCTGTACTTGGTGACGATGTGGTTGTCTCATCATCATGTGGCGATAGCTACATGGCGATTATGACATCACTCGGTGTTTCTATATCGTTAGCAAAAACCATAATTTCTAAAGATTTTGTGGAATTTGCAAAGCGCTTAAGACATCTTTCTGGGCTCGATTACTCTGTAATCGGTCCTGGACTTGTTCTTGCAGCTGTTCGGAATAGATTACTAGGGATTCATTTGTTCGCTGAGGTCCTGATGAGGGGCCTTACCGATAAATGAAACTCTCCCCGGAGACTGCAAGCACTCCCGAATTTAACTTCGGAAATGTTTGCCTTTGGATTATTGACACTTTTTGGAAGCTGCGGTGTGGTGGATAAAATCCATGCAATCGCGCCCGAAAGCGGGAAAGCATGGTATTATCTAACCACCTACACTCGTAGCCCGACTCAAGTCTTTACCTGCTCTGTACGGCTCTTGCGAGTCTTACAAAGAAAGTATGACAAAAGTCTAGTGCGAGCACGCTATGAACTTTCTTCATCTCACACATTCCTGTGAGAGAAGTCGAAAATTCATGGCGCAATCCTAGGTATTCTCCACTACCTATGCTTGTTGGTTTCCCCATGATTGGGCGTCTGGTTAACTCGGCCTATTCTTGAAAAGATTAGACCTCGTTACCCGTCGGTTCCCAACCTAAAGGATGTTTTACCTGAGCTCTACTCACAGCTGGATGATTTGGAAGTTGGACCTCCAGAATCATTCGATAGGAAACGGCTAGTCGATATGTTATCCACCTTTAGGAAGATTTATCCTCCTTTTGATGGTGTACAAGACTGACAGGATGCCCCAATTCTTTAACATTAGGGCAATACAACTGTTTGCGGTAACCTTCGGGGCTGCGGGCGTTGTTCAGGGATTCTGTGTTACCAACAAC